TATTATAAGTACTTGCACCATTATTACCAGTAGTAGTTAATGCTATTGATGCTCTTGATCTTGCATCTGTATAATATAAATTTGTACCCTCTGTTAAATTAGTAGTAGTCTTATTACCAAAGGCAGTATCAAATCTGCTTTGTGTATAATATAAATTTGATCCCTCTGAAATATTAGATGTAGTACCAGCAGTTTTAGTCCATAAATTAGTACTAGAAACATATTGTAATATATCACCATTAGATGGACTTTGTGCAGCTACATTATGTAGCTCATCCATCTCATATCCATTTTGTATATTAACCTCTATTTGGCCCTGGTTAGCATGGCTTCTAGTTACTACACCAATATATACTAAATGATTTGGAGCGTATTGCTTAGTACTTGTATATTCACCAGCAGTAGTACTGCTTAAATATAATTGAGTACCTTCTGTAAATGCTAAAGTATTTAAACCAGTTAAATCACCTACACATACTACATATCCATTCTGGTTATTAGTTATATCTGCTTGCACTAGTCCAAAAGTCTGCGCAGATGTAGAATCACCAGTAGCTATTGCTTTACTTACTAAAGATTTATTTCCACTTGCACCGCTTATATATACTATAGTGCCTTTTGTCAAAGTTGCACCAGTTTCATTTCTTACTTGTCTCACTATTGTGCCAGCTTGACCAGCTATAGGAAATGATACTAATGATCCATCACCAGCTATATACTGCGTAGTATCACCAGTCGCAGTCACTGAAAAAACACCACTAGTACTGATTGGTGATCCACTCACTGCAAATGCGCTCGGCATTGTTAGGCCTACACTCGTTACCGATCCAGTATATTGATCTGCACTTGATATTGTAAAATTAGGATAAGTACCAGTGATGGTAGTAGTGCCAGATGCACTTAATGCTACCACTTGATCTGGTGCAGTATTTGTAATAACACCACCAGAATAACTTATACCAGTTCCAGCGCTATTCGCTGCTCTTGCTCTTGTAGTAGTAAAGTATTGATTTGTACCCTCTGCTATATCTGTAGTAGTTAAACTAACTGCGCCAGTATATCCATTCACTGAGCTTACTGCATCTGTATTATCTACTTTATCCCAGGTAGATCCGTTAAATATGATCCAGTCACCCACTTTCCAATCTGTGATACCATTAATGTTAGTGCTACCAGCTACAGATACAATATAATAATATCCTTTTGTACCTACACTAGAGGTAATGCTAGGACTATTTGTGCTTGCATTCCATGTACCCTGGTACATCACTCCTCCTACTAAAGCACTGATCTGATTTTGCACCTTACCAAATGCACCTAATATAGTATCAGTATCTGCAATAGTTCCACCTGGTGTCAAGTTTAAACCAGTTAGCACCTTACCAGTAACTGCACTATTAACTAATGTAGGATTAGCATATGTACCACTTAATTCACCACCAGCAGCTATGCCACTGATTGTAGTTAAGTATGTGCTATTATCATAGCTTATTGTAGTACCATTGATCTTAACAAAGCCAGTGCCATTTAAGGCATCTTGCTTAGCTTTAAATGTATTATAGTCTGTGCTTGTAAGTAAACCAGTAGTGCCACTTGCAGCAGTAGGGATCGCAGTCTGAGATGCAGCAGTCACTAAGCCTTTTGCATTCACCTGGATAGTAGGTACACTTGTACTTGTACCATATGATCCTACATTACTATTCACATTCTTTAAAGTCAATGTAGTATCTGATCCAGTATTACCAGTACCAGTTACATCACCTATAAAACTCAAAGCACCAGATGGAATAAATACTGCATCTGTAGTTACACCAGTAACTAAGCCTTTAGCATTTACAGAGATAACTGGGATAGCAGTAGATGATCCATAAGTACCTACATTGCTATTCACATTTTTTAAAGTTAATGATGCACCAGTGCCAATTACGGCAGCAGTACCACCACTCACATCCATATCACCACTAGTCAAATTGCCATAAGTTAAGGCATTTTGCGCTCTGGCATTTGTAAAGTATAAATTTGTACCCTCTCCTATGTCTGTAGTGCTTAAAGTTAAGCTACTACCTAAAGCTACATCTTTTGTATTAATGGTTACTTTATCATGTAAAAGGCTAGTATTTGGGATGTCATCTAAAGCAATCACACCAGTAGTATTTTGATATACTACCCCACTATTGCTATCACCACTTACTGCAAATCTTGCTCTTTGATTAGTAAAATATAAATTAGTATTCTCTGTAACTTGCAAGCTTGTATAGTCACCACTTTGTGCAGTCACTACACCACTTCTACCAAATACAGATATAACTGAATTATTATCTGATCCATTAACCCATGCAGTGCCATTATATTTTAATACTTGCCCACTTGCTGGGGATGTTAATGTAACATCTGCTAATTGCGTTAATGTATAATCACCCTCTGTAGCTACCACATTACCTACTCTACCAAATACTGAGTACACATTATTAGGCAATGGGTAAGCACCAGTTTGAGCTTGTATATTCACAATGTCATTAGTGACATTTACCTCTATAATCTGATCTGCTACATTTATTATTTCCATTACGGCTTAGTTATATCTTCTTGAACAAAAAAAGTACCCCACAAATATGTCTTTACCTCATTACTCGGAAATCTTACATTCATATCATATACATAAGATCCAGCAGCTATATCTACTACCTTATTCAATGTAATCTGATTATTATTAATACCTCCAATAGTTACACCTCCGCTAGTAGTGCTTAATGTCAAAGCAGCAGTAGGCGCATCTGCGCTGGTCCTTACTTGTACCACTATGGTACATCCAGTTAAACTTATAGGGGTATCATCTGCCAAAAGAGCAAATGTTTGCATCCAGCTATCATTGCGCCAGATCTTTATGTTATATTGCGCTGGTCTTAAATCAGCGCTTGTACTTGTATTGCAGCTCATAGTAATATATATATTTTTTTAGTTAGTAGGCATGTCACATGCATCAAAATCAGAATATGTGGTCATCTGAAAGGTAACCTCTACACCACTTAAATAGTCCTCAAATTTATCCAGGATTAAATTATAGGTGATGTTATCATCAATGGTCCAGGGATTTGCTCCGTTTCTTAGCTTACTGATAATATCAGCGCATACTTGCAGTCTATCACTAGCCACATCTGCCTCAAATTCTGCCTCCATTCCAGCCTTATCTAAAAACCATAGGCTAATGCTATACACTTGCTCTCTGCCTACATTTAGTGATCCACTATTTATCGCAAAGCATGACACTGGATAGACTGGCTGCTCATCTACAAAAAGCCACTCTCTGGGTGTCGCATTTTTTACGCTTTTGATCATTGCATGCGATTCCAGCAATGTCCTTATTTGCTTTATTACTTGATTGTAAGTCATAAAATTTCTGCTTTACTTTATCTAAAAACTCCCTTTTATAACTTCTGGTTTTTGTTTGGGTAGTCATAATTTGATACTATTCGTTTACCTTTACGGCCTAAAAATATAGGAGATGTGTAAGCTTGCATTTGAGGAGCGATCGTATCTAGCTCAGCTACACCGCTTAAATATTGTGGATAGTCTTGCTCATTTGCTCTTAAAAAGTCTATTAATCTTTGCTTATAAAACTCACCATTGCTGATATATCTACGCTCTAATAATTCAAGCTGGCCTTTTGATGGCGCATTGCTCTCCTCACTAGTCTTTTGAAATACACCCTTACTGAAAAACTGAAAGCTAGTCATGGTTACAAGTTCACCCATAGTAAACCATAATAATGCATCTGCTATGTAGTTATTCATCAAATCTATCTCTTTTAGATTCAAATCATCATTCTCTACACCAGCTTGCAATCTGTTATATAGATTAGATCCTAGCGCTGGTAAGATGTACTTATCCTGGGCCAATTTAATCACTGGCTTTAATTGCTTACCATCTATTCCTACGCTAACCGCAGTTCTACTTTTTATAAACTCTTCATTTATAAAGTTTATGTTTAAGCTCATTTTATTACTTTTTTCTTGTTACTATTTTAACATCCCATCTATGGCGGCAGTAAGGTCTGTGATTTCCATTTGGCTCAGTAAACCATCCACCTCTACGATCCCATACAGAGTAGCCTAATCTCTCACTGATATTCTCAATGTCTGCTCTGCTCCAAAGCTTTGTTTTAGCAAGCTTTAACATCCTAGCGCAAAATGGTCTATTACGATCATCTTCTGGCCCAGCATATGTATATCTTAATAAAACCTCTGTAGTAGTAGTCTTATCTCCACCAGGGATCTTTCTCAAAGGCTTTGTTAATTCACTTACTAAAGGCTTGTATTTAGGACTTAGTATGCTTAACTCTGTACCTAATACTTTTAAATATCCCTCAGCTTGTAAAGCAGATATAGTAGTATTTATCACTTCTACATCTCTATTCAAAACTTTAGCCAGTACCTCTGGTGTGATCCTTTTATCTTTACTTATTAAGTCTAAGATATTTGCTTTTAACTTATCCAGCTCAGCATCAGCGAAAAAATGAAAATCTTTTGCCTCATGAGTACTCACTACCTCAAAATCTTCTACATTATCACCACACGCTCCAAACTCATTCAATAGGATCTCATCTTGCTCTGCTGCAAATGCTGCAAACTCAGTCTGTGGATCTTCATCAATGCCTAAAAATGTATTCACATCATTATCACTGAATCCAAAGCCACTCTTTAGCATTAGGCTAGCTTGCTGCTTATTGATCTTTCCAGATCCAAACTGGCGCACTATACGCATCACATTTTGATATTGTCTGCCAGTCAAATTCTTAATAGAATCATTAGCCTCTGCCATTGGTGTAGCTTGAGGCACACCACTAGCTGGTGTAGCAGTCATCTCTGGCTGCAAGCCTAGCTTCTCTCTGATCTCTTCTCTAGTCATATTAGCAGACATAATAGCTTCGCTAAATTCAAAGCTTAAAGGCTCTACTGGTACTATTTTCCACTCACCAGCAATACCAGCCATGTTCATTAAATTGCTAAAGTTTCTCTCATGCTCTTGCTGGCGCTCATTCACATATGTATTCTGGAATATTTGATAGGCATCTCTGATCTCATTTCTTGCACCTAATTGGCCCTCAGTTTTGATACCAAATAAGGTAGGAGAGGTAACCTGGTGACAAGCAAATATCTCTTGCTGGATCAAGTTATTAATATTAGTAAAATCTTCTTTTGTTAAGTTCGTATCACCTAGATCCACAATATCTACTGCATTCTCTTTTGATGGATTAAATGCAATTACCACTCTATCCCCATCATGGTTAGCGAATTTACGCTTGAGATCCATCTCTACCTCTGCTTGCTCTTCTTCTTGAGGTAAACCATTATTAAAATTGATAAGCTTAGTAGCTACAAAGTTTTTCTTAGCATTACCTAAGATATGGCGGCTTACTTGAATATCACTCTCAATATAATTTAAACCCTGGAAATAGCTAGGCAAAGGATATACATCACTTTTTGGATTGTATTGCTTTACAAATAAGATTTGCGCTCCCTTCGGATTGCTAGGATCAAATCCTGGATATTCTCTAGGCTTCTCTTTAAAGTCTGATTTGCTCCAATCATCTTTAATATAAAAAGTCGTTTGATCTTTACTTACTCTTACTTTTTGGAACTCAATATGATATACATCTGCGATCTTGCCTAATGCATTCCAGATCACTTGAAGATAATAGCCACCATGTAGCTCATCATCAAGTATTGATCTTTTCATGATCTGATTCCAGCTTTCACCTTTAGTATTAGCTGCTTTAGGCACATCATCAAAACCTTTACCATAGATATAGTTAAGCTTTCCTTTAATGATAGCGCCATGCTTTGGTGATTCACCATACAAGCTAATAAGATAATTAGAGTAGTCATTCTTAGCACCAAACTCTATATAGTTGCGGCCTTTTTTCTCTTCAAAAACTGGCTGCTCTGCCTGGTCAAATTCTACTCTTACAAATTGATATTTACTGCTCACAATTATATGATTTAAATTCGTTACAATTTCCAGCATACTCTACTGGTGTCTCTGTGCATGCTTCATGTAAATACATAAAGCCTTCCTCTACTATACCCCCACTTAGGGCCTCATCTACATTTGTGGCACTTGCTTGCTCTCTTATCTTATATCTCCATGTGCCAGGCTCACTACGATTAAACTTTGCCTTTGCTACCACTACCTCTTGAAATCTATTATCTGTGCTTATATTTGTTCCTACAAATTTAACTATTTTCTCATTAGCACTGGTGAAAATGAATAAATATTTTGGATTAGTCAGAGTAGCTAATTCTAGGCCAGTGAAAATTATATTTTGATCAGCTCCCTTCGTTATATGTATCATCTTCTATAAATTTAAAAACCCTACCCACATCTAGTAGGTAGGGCATAATAAATAACTGCTTCTAGTATATAACTAAAGATTAACCAGCAGTCTCTAGCGCTGCACCTACACTAGCGCTAACTTGTAAGAAATCATCTGGCTCTACACCAGTCAATGTAATATTGTATCCGTTACGATCACCAGCAGCAGTACCAGATCCACTTTCTGTAGATGCTAAGTATAAGCCATGATCAGCTCCGTACATTCTATAATTGCCATCCATATCTAAAGTCACTACCATTAACTTATTCTTAGCTAATGTTCTTACTACATTTGCAGTAGTGCTATCTCTCTTGTTAAGAGGTAGTACCACTTGATGAGTATAGAATACAGATCCATTCTCCTCAGATGCAGTAGCATTAGAAGATGTATTTGCAGTTGCTCTAGGCACTTCAAACTTGTAGAATCTTTTACCAGCAGCCTTAGTGATACCAGTAACTAAACCGCTCACCTCAGCAATGCTAGAAATATTGCCAAATTCAGCAATATATACGGCAGAAACACCACCGATATTTTCACGACAATCTATTGAATAGCCGCTTGTAATTGCACATGCCATGTTAAAAAAATTTTAAAAAAAAGGTGGTGTTTTTTCACCACCCTTTTCTAGTTAATATTAAGATTAGATTGCTGATTTAAACTTCACACATAATGATGTGTAAGCTACACCAACACCTAATTTGAATGCTACTCTGTATCTAACTTCGTTAAAATCTTGAGAGTACCAGATCTTATAGTTCTCTTCTTCTGCTTCTAAATCAAATGCCATAGCGATATTTGATAAAGTTGTAGCGTAGATGTCACCAGTACCATTCAATCCGTTTACTGCTACTAATTCTACATTAGTACCTGGGATGATGAAAGTTTGTGTAGCATCACCATCTACCTTATAGTTGTATAAGTTTAATGCTTGATAAGCTAATACTGCTAATCTGTAAACATCATTACCTACAAATACTTTTAAATCTTCTGCATCAATGATTTCTACTGGGATAGCTTTGTACACACCATTCAATACACTTACTACATTTGCAGCAGTAATAGTAGAGATAGGGCCACCAGATACATAACCAGATACATTCGCATTCACTGGAGATCCAGCATCAATGATCTTGATTAAACCATCAAAACGCTTTAAATTCTCACTTGTAGAATCTGTATCACCTTGCCATAAACCGATTTCTAATTGCTTAGCAATCATCTTATTTTTTTGCTCTGTAAACTTTGTAGAGAATTCTGCCCATCCGAAATCTTCATAAGTAGATCCAGCTTTCAAAGCTTCTTGAGTAAAGTAAGCTTCAAAATCTTTAGTACAGATTGCTTCTTCTACTTTAATCTTACCTACTGCGATAGTAGCTTGAGAGATAGTAGTAGTACCAGATGCATTCCAACCACAAGCATCAGCTTGAAAGTTTGCTAATGTAGCTAATTTAGGAACTGCTACGCTTGATTTAGTCTTAGGTAATAAGATACCACCAGACTTGATCAAAGATTGTGTTTTTGCAGCGAATACTGCTTCTGTTAACAAAGGCGCAATGTCTTGTTTGGTATATGCGCTTATGCCTGAAAATGATAATGCCATTTTATTTAATTTTTAATTATGAACAAATTGATTTTGAAAATTCAGCAAATTCTGCTCTTACATCTTTTTTATCTGTAGCAAAAGCATTACTTGTCTTTACACTTGCATCTGGTGCAGCTTGAGGTGCTTCTACAAGCATCTTGCTAATCTGCATCAAGCCTTCAATAACTTTATTAGCTTGAGTAAGCTTGCCTTCATATTGTGCAAACTTCTCTTCATATGCTTGAAACTTCTCGTTTGTAGCAGATTCAAAAGCAGCAAATTTTGCGCTCATTTCATCTTCTACTTTACTAGCTTCTACTTCTACTTCTACTTTAGCTTCTGCTGGTTTGATCTCCATGATCACACCATTATCACCTAAAACGATCATAGTGCCATCTTCTAGCATATGTTCTCCTACTGGAGCTGGAGCGCCAGCGATAGTAACAATACCACCTACTGCCATCTCTGTAACTTCTACCATTGTACCATCCTTTAATTTAGCCTCCATCATTTTTACTGGAGCTGCTTCTGGTGTACCAGAAACTGGTGGCATAGTATCTGAAAAGTTCTCTTCGCCTTTTACTAATTCACTAAAGAATTCTTGTACTTGGCTTAAAATTGTTTGTGCATCTTTCATATTGATTATATATTAAATTGTTTAATAAGGTACTTTTAATAATTCTGCTAACTCTGCTAGCTTTTGTTCTGCGTATGTTTTCTCTCTATTATCTGGTAAAGCATAATCAAAAAATCCCTCTACGCTAAATCCTTTTACTTTACCCTCTTTTATTAATTTCCATGCTTGAGGATTCTCTACATAGAATGATCCAAACCAGCTACCATCCTTTGCATCTTCAAATCCCTCCATAGGTAATATACCTCTAGAACGATCTACTATAAAACTTTCAAACATTACCAGGCCATCTAATCTCATATCACTATCATGCATCAAGTTTACATTTTGCTGATAGCCTTTCTTTGCAAACTTAATAGATATATCCTTAATTGTCTCTGGCTTGAAGATCACATAATGCTCACCAAATTTGCTATTATTTCTGTAGATAGGCTCATCTGCTAGCATTAAAGGTCCAGATATAATATGCTTATCTTCATCCTGGATTGCAAAAGCTGCCTTCTCTTTTGGAGCTGCAAAATGCTGATCCCAGATAGAATTACAAATAGCTACTGCTTGCTCTGATTCTTTGCCCTCGTTTATAATATAGCTAATACATCTAGGTAAAAATGCATCCTGGCCTTCGCCTTTAGATGGCTGCACAAAGTCTTGATTAAATACTACAAAATCCTTTTGAATAGCTGGCTTATCCACCAATGCAATGTATGATACCTCAGCGCTATCACCTAGATCCTCTTGTATTTTTAATTCGTAAATAGGTAAATCCATAATATTAAATATAATTTTTGAGGTATGTGTACTTTTAGCTTATTCTAGCTGCTCTATTTAATCTTCTGATTCTCTCCTGGTTACCAGTTACATCACTCTCTACCACATATGCTTTAGCTGCAATATTACCAATCTGATTAACTTGAGCTTGATTTAAAGTAGTCACAGATGCTTGAGGTGATAATGGAGCTGCAAAATTGCTATTAATATTTTGACCTCCACCGCCACCAGATGATCCTGGCACTTGCACAGATGTGATAGACTTAACTGCCTTTAAACCAGTAGCCACAATAGCTGCTACATTGGCAATCTTAGAAATAGTACCAAATGGCTCTGGTAATACAGACTTTGCTCTAATTACCTCAGATGCTCCAATATAGGTATTAATCAAAGCAGATGCTACACCTAATGCCTTACCAGCAGCAGTCTGCGCTCCTACAATAGATCCCAAAGATTCCATAGCACTTGAGATGTCTAATGCTGCTCCTACTCTATATTGCCTCTCCTCTTCTGCTAGTTTTATTTTAGCATTAGTGGTCTCCATGTCACTTATTAAGGTGGACTGGTTAAGCTTTATAGTACCATCTTGTATTTTTTTATTTAAAGATTCAGTAATCTCTACTTTTTTCTTTTCATAAAATTCCTTAAATTCTGCATCCTTTTTTTCTTGCTCTTTTCTTTCAGTAGCAGTCATACCATCAATACCTACTACCTCAGTACTTAAACTCTTTAACTTCTTTTGTCTTTTTTCGTAATACTCAACCTCTTTTTTTAATTGCTCATTATATAGCCTCTCCTCTTCTGCTATCTTTTCATCATTTAATCTTTTCTGCTTTTCTAAAGCTTCTTTTCTTGCTTGATTTCTTTTCTCTAGCTCCTCTTTCTCTTTATCTGTTAATTCTTGAGTACCAGCTACAAATCCTTTCTGAGCTTCATCATATCTTTTTTTAAAGTCTGTTACTGAACTTTTAGCACTTTCCCACGCACCAGCAAAATCACCTTTTAATATTTTGACTACTGCCTCACCTACTTTGCCTATGCTTTGTAAAAATGCAGTCAATGTGCTATAAGCTACCTCAAATGCTTTACTTACATACGGCAAAGCCTTAGTAGCTAAATTTATAAAGCCATCTATTAAAGGCTTCATAGCTCCTAAGATACCATTTAAGATCTTACCAAATTGAGTAGCGATAGGCTCTAGTTTTTTCATAGCGCCTTCATTCTTTGCGAATGCAGCAGCTAAGCCTCCTACTAATCCTACAAGTAATCCTATACCAGTAGCTTTTAAAGCAGCGCTCCATGATGATGTAGCTATCTCTAATTGTCTAATACCTTTACCTAGCATGCCCACTGGTCCATCTGCATTTTCTAATGCACCAGCAAAATCATTAGCACCAGCTTTAGCATTTTCAATGCCATCTTCTACATCTCTGATCCTGGCAGATAATTCCTTAAATTCAGCAGATCCAGCAGCAGTTAATTTTAACTGAGCCTTTAACTCTTTTAATTCTTTAACTGATCCAGCAGCAGCCTTAGTAGTACCATTTAAATAGCCAGATAATTGCTCTATCTCAGTATTTAATCTATTAAATTCATCTGATCCTTTGGTGGTCTTATCAATCTCTTTTTTGAGATCTTTCATCTCTTCTTTTAACTCACCTATAGTTTTGCCAGAATACTTAGTATTTACTTGTATCTCTGCTGCTATCGTTGTCTTTTTATTTGCCATTTCTTATATAAATATTATCTTAATTAACAATCTCCACATGATTCTATAGGTACTGCACTATTTGCTGATCCGTTTCTTCTAAATTTCCTATATTTAAATACACCACTTATTCTTTGTTGTAACCAGAACTCATCATCTGTAAGCATATCTGCCCAGACTGCACTAGGTAAGCTAATTACTTGAGTACAATCGCATAAATTAGTGCCTACTACCTGGATAGATATACTGCCATACTCACCACCAGTACAAACCTCTGCTGATCCTATAAGTGATGCTCTGCCACTAAAAGTAGCAGTAGTGTAGCCACATGATGGAGAATTTGCCTGGATCAATGCGCCTACACCAGTAAAGCCATAAGTAGAAGAGCATGGATTATTATCTATAGTTCTTTGATGTAAATCATATCCCATACATATAGTATTTGATCCATCATTAACATAGTTAGGCGCAGTATTACATGGTACACTTGATGGCGCAGTATTGCCTACATTCACTCCATTTACTTGGTAATTTAAGTAAGTAGCTGAACATATATTTAAGTCTCTATATACTATATAATTTGTACATCCTATACAAGTAGTAAAGTTTTGATTAACCCAGTTAGCGTTATAATTACATGAATCATCTGGCGGAGCAGTTGTACCCTGGTCCTCACCACCTACATAATAGCGCAAATAAGTAAGAGAGCATGGATTAGTATTTCTATAAACGATATACTCAGTACATCCCCAGCATGTGGTATAACCCTGACTGGTTAAAATAGGTGATCCATTACAATCACCACTAGCTGGCGCAGTTGTACCTACATTTACACCACCTACAAAATATCTATTATAAGTAGCAGAGCATGGATTGGTATCTCTATATACTAAATAATTGGTACATCCAGAGCATGTATAATAACCCTGGCTTGTTAAGTTTGCAGTATAATTACATGCACCATTACTAGGCGCAGTATTACCTACATTAACTCCGTTTACTCTGTAATTATTATAAGTAGAAGAGCATGGATTAGTATCTCTATATACTAAATAAGTCACACACCCAGAGCATGTATTATATCCCTGGCTAGTCCATTGTGCAGTAGTAACACAATCACCATTTGATGGTGCAGTATTTCCTACATTAACCCCATTTACTCTATAATTATTATAGCTAGGAGAGCATGGATTAGTATCTCTATAAACTAAATATGTGCTACAATTTGAGCATGTATTATAAGACTGGCTCACCCAGTTAGGTACAAAATTACATGTACTTTCAGTTGGCGCAGTATTACCCACATTCACTCCGTTTACTCTGTAATTCTGATAAGTAGGAGAGCATACATTCGTATCTCTATACACTAAAGAATCTACACAATTATAGCAGCTACTATAACTTTGGCTGGTCCATTGTGCAGCAGTATTACAAGATCCATTTGTAGGCGCAGTCAAGCCTACATTAACTCCGTTTACTCTGTACTCATTAAAAGTAGCAGAGTAAGGATTCACATCTCTATAAACTATGTAAGTATTACAAGATACGCAAGTATTATAATTTTGAGATGCCCACTGAGGTGTAGCATCATAAGTAGCAGTATTTTTTTCTATTACTCTTAATAAATCTACTTTAGTTAGATCATTAGCCTCTGGTGTAAAATCTATTACTTTATTTAATCTATATAATCCACCATCAATATGCACATATCTACCAAAGTCAAGATCAAAAATATCTTGATCTGTAAGCTTAAAATATCCAGTTAATAATCTACTATCTTTATCTGTAATCTCAGCTAAATAAGTAGAGTAGTATGTATTAAATAAATTATTACTTAGATCACCAGTAGCCAATGTAAAATAAAGCTGCTGAGGTGCGCCAAAGTTAATATCTTGAGTAGGAGCATCTGGATCATCTAAATGCCCAGCATAAAGATAATCTGTTCTAGATGTTAAGCTTGTAGCTCCGTTATAAATAGTCCATGATGTAACACCAGTTTGATATGATGTCTGCATAATACGCAAATTATGATCCATTGGATCTTCTTTAGTATTCTCATTAGACTTCTTATAAATAGCTGGAAATACTTTATCTTGCCCAGTTGCACTATATAAAACAGATGCACTAAAGATCACTTCTACTTGTTCAGTATCCTTAACAAATTCCAGGCCATTATCATAGATCCTATCACCATATCCCTCACTATATTTCTTACGATATTCCTCATTGTAGTAGTCGTTGTCTTGTTTGTATTTTAAATTGTAATATCTAGCATTTATCTCACTCATTGGCTTTTGCTTGATCACTTTCTCTCTATCAAGCTTATTGCTCCAATCTACCTGGCTACCATCCCAGAAATCCACATAAGGTGATATAATTAAATGATTAGTTTTATACTTATCCTCAGTCACCAAAAGATTAAACATCTTCAATATAGAGATAAAGAAATCTTTTTGAAATATACCTTTAGGGATAGTATTATTAATCTGTAATGATTCATTATAATTAATAGGCACTAAGCTACTTGTAGTAGTGCTAATATCAAAAGCACCATCTAGCACTTGCATCTGATAGCTTACCGATCCAGTCCATTCTACAGATACTTGCAATGTATCACCATTGTTAATAGTATTATTACTTGATGATAATGTTAAATTAAAGTAATTTGAACTAAAGCCAGCACCAATAAAATAGCTAGCTATAGTAGTGCCATTCTTTTTTAATCTTACATTAGCAGCATTACCTAGCACCCAAATACCATTTAATCTAAAGGTTAAGTTCATTGCTTTAGATGTACCAGTATAAGTAAATAAAGTATTTGAGCTGGTCAAAGTAAAACTACCTAATGTGGTAGATACAAAGCTCAAATTAAACGCAGAGCCAGATCCAGTATAAGCCTTTAGTTCTGGTGTGGCCTCTAATTGCACATTACTATTCTTTTGTAAAATAGCCTGGTTATTTGGTATAACCAATCTCTTGAATTTAGCCTCGCTAAAAAATGGGCAATCATAAGTATAACTAGATCCAGCAAAAATCTTATCTAGATATTCTTTTACATATAAGGCTGGCTTAAATGTATTGAATTGAAAGTCTTTTTTTGCAGTACCATATGCACCAGTACTTACATTACCATAATCTATCAATGGATAGCAGTACCCAGATCCTGGTGTATTAGTCCAGCTACCCACAATATTAGATATATTATATGTATGATCATATGCACTAAAATCTAGATCCTCTAGTCTTTTATTGCCTAATGCATTAACAAATCCGCCTAGCTCACCAAAGATCGCACATTCATACTCTACTGCATCTCCATTTTGTATGATCTCTATTAATCTTAGTACACCCTTCATGATCTGTAAGCCATTTAATTCTATTCTGGCTTTTGCATTAATGGCAGCATTAAAATTATATAAGACATTATCACTAGCTGGATTATAAAAGTTTGCACTATTAAATTCAAAGATATTACCTAATAATTTATTATTATTTGTAGTGCCAGGTAGTACTATAGTCTTAGTAAATGATGTGCTTTTGCTATCTAGATTTTGTAGATCATCAATAGCATAAGTAATCTGGTTACTAAGACCTTCTGTTAAATCAAGCTCATATCCCTCTATAAATATTCTAGTCATATTATCTTAATTGGCTATATCTTTTAGTATTCATCTTTACATCTAACTCTAATACTCTTAATCTATTATTCACATACTTGCTAATCTCAAAGTTATTTAATGCGATAGTTACTGGGTAATAATATCCATCTATCTCCATAAAAATCTGAGGTGAGTAGATTAACTCTTCTAGCCATTCATACTCTGCATCTGTAGGCGCATCCATGGTCAATCTCCACACATAATCACGCTGATTCAAATAATTAACTTTACCAGCATTATACTTGTTGTTTGTGTTATAATATGTCACACTATTAGATCCTAATGTATAGTCTCTTTTCTCAAATTCTTTCCTATCTACATTAAGATTCAATCTGCTTGCCAAACCAAATTTAGCAGTATCAAACATGCCTAATCTATTCATAAAATGTAGATTATAGCTAGTGTACTTTGGATTGCAGTCCAGGTAAATAGTGAATACAGATGTACCAATAGTAGCAGTATAATACTTAACACTGCTATCTATAAGTGTAGTAGATTTATTTAATGCTGGTGATCCTATGTTAAGCTCAGCAAATGGCTTAACTCCACCTAGGTTAAATGTAGTGCTATTGATCTGTGTATTATTCTGATTATATGTTACAATAGTTAAACCAGATACATCCTTAGCACCAATGAATATATTATCACCTATGCTTGCATTGATCTTACCTGGTCTGGTAGTCATTGCTTTATTGTTATATGCAGTAATATCAGATACTCTTCTCTTTAGTAAAGGTGCGCTCCAATTATAAGCAGTAACATTACCACTTACTAAGTTTAAATATGTTACACCGCTATACTCTTCACCGATTCTATATTGATAAGTCTGAGCTGCTTGGCCACTTACATTAGGCTCACATGTTAAAATGTTATCTGTAGGCTCAAACCATTCATAGGTCATGGTATTGCGCACAATAGGTCCAGCATCAAAGTACCCCTGGTTATTAGATGGCTCTGGGTAAATCTTCACCCTAGATTGCTGCACACCTCCTACAAATACATCAAATACATATCTAAAATCTGTTACACCAGTTACGCTCGTATTAAATACATGCCATAAGGCATCCTGGCATGTCGGTGTACCAGATGGATATGCTAAATTACTTATTGCCATTTCTCTTATTTATTCTTTCAAATGTTATTACTATATCAGTCTCTAAGGCTTCCGCCATTTTAACCTCAAAATCTCTAAATGTCTCATTAAAGGCATCTGTGAAATAGTTAGTAGTCTTGATACCAAAACGCTTAATAAGGTAAGCTAGCGTATCTACTTGCCTATCTATTAATGTCTTTTTTTCTGCAAATCTCACACCCTTTCTCTCACCACCTATTCCTAATGCTTTGTCATTCATCACACTACTCACCTTAGCCTTTCCACTTAATATATATCTTTTTAGTGATGCTCTGCCAGATTCTGGCATGCCATAATTCTTATACTGATAAGGTGATCCTGGCGCATTGGCACTTGATCTTACACCCTTTACCCCTTCATTTGGATAATCATAATAATCCAGCATCCTTAATCTAAAGATGGTAATGCCATTCTCATTAACTATCTCTGGGATCATATTACTCAATAATTCACCAGATGCGCTTAATGATTTTGCCTTAGCAAATTTATCTATATTAGTCAATAGAGTAGCACCATACTGCTCTATAACTCCATTTACTACCCCAAATTCGGTTATATCTTCACCACCAAAATCAGCTCCACTAGCTAAAGCTTCTCTTTGCGCTCTGTTGATATTGATACTCATCTACTAGTCTTTTTTGTTTTAAATATGCCAAATCATTTAGGAACTGAATCACCGATAGATCATATACTGCATCTAAAGGAATGCCCTCCATCTCAGCTACTTGTTTTGCTGAGTATATCCATCCGAAATTTTCTGTGAATACACTCTCAGCATTTTTAGTCTCTTTTTGTTCTGCCTCATCATTTTCATCAGCAAGTCCGAATAAGCCTCTGTATTGTTCGTTAAATCCGCTAAGAGTATGCAAAAAAAAACCATTGCATTATAGCCATGTCTAAAATCAGCTTGCCTCATATCATCTGCATACTGCTCATGCTTATCTACATCAAACGGCATAGGCACATAGGTCATTTTCCACCAGCTCCACTTCATAGGTGTGCAGATACTAGCCAGGATATTATGCATATCATTGATAGGATCAGATTTGCTAAATGTCAATACCTCAATATATCTGCCAGTATTAAATGGCTTCTTAATCTCAAAGTTCAAGCTATATACTTTGCCATTTGCCACTATTAGACTTTTAGGTGCTTTCATTGTCTCTACTTGCACCTTTAGATCAAATGCCTTTTGTAGCTTATCACAAAGCTTTGCAAACTTCTTTAATGGCATCTTATCTATCTCCTCACTAGATTTATCTAGCAATATTTGCACCATCTTAGCTGCTTTCTCTAGCTCATCCTCTTCAAGACTAGCTATGGCATTAAGCCTCTGGAATTTGTCAATAGTTAATTTCATACTCTATTAAATATATTTTTTATATAACATGGTATTTACCTACCAGCTTGTGATCATTTCTACATTTATTTGCCAATGCCAAAGCTATCACGCAGTCATCATGAAATCCCTGAGGTGCTGAGTATCTAACCCCAGTAGGTGTGAATGTGTACTCAAATACCTCAAGCTCACCCTTTATAGGTCCTTCTGGAAAGCTTATCTGCTTTGTATGGATGGCGCTAGCCAAACCTTCTAAAAGCTGCTGCTTACTCACGCTGGTGAATTTAAAGCCATGCATCTGGTTAAACTTCTTTTGTAGATCCTCTACTATGGCATCACCCACACCAGTGCTATCAATTACGATAGGCACATTCTTAGGCAGCCTTAAAATAGTCTCTTTTGTTTGCATCCAATCTTTTTGGAATCTATCAAAATGCACCACATTGCCATTCTTATCTAGGCCTATGATGACAGACCAGTCCACAGACTTAGCCAGGTCAATTCCGTAATAAGCAGCCACCCCAGATGATGATCTGGTACAAGCCTGGATAAATTCAGATCCAAACGGATTAGAGGCATTCTCCATAGGATCTGCCATGTACTCTTGCTTAAATACCACACTAGGGAGCTGAGCTTTGGCAGCATCAATCTCAGATGGATCAATGAAAGGATTATCATAAGTGCTAAATTTAAACGATTCCCAGTCTGGCTCACCACCACGCATAAATAGGCTATAAAAATAATTTTTGCCTCTAGGTGTACTTAAAAAGATAGCCTTTCCTTTATAGTCTGTTAGTGTAGGTCTGATACTATTATTCCAGCCTTCCTCAAGATTAGAGATAAAGCTGGCCTCATCTATGATCACCAGGTGGAACTTCAAACCTCTCAGCGCATCCAATCTCTCACCAGTAAAGAATCTAATAGATCCACCAGTAACAAAATTGATCATTAGATCAGTCTCATTCTTTTTATAGATCTTCTCTGGTAGCAGCTTACATATCTCCTTAAAAAATGTCTTACCTAGCTGATAGGTAGGTGTGATATAAGCAATGCTTTGTTTATGCAGTGCGCACTCTATTGATACATTCTGGCTAATTAATGATTTACCAAACCTTCGCCCACACATCATCACCCTAAATCTAGCATCACTATCCAGCACTGCCTTTTGGGCCTGGTGTGGCTTAGGTAACTTAATCTGGAGATTCATACTTGATTGTGATAGTATCTATGTTTGTATTCTCAGTTACTGCTCTATCAGTCATTCCTAAAGCATTCTTTGCATAGAAGATAGCCTTACCTTCATTCGCTACTATATCTGTAGCCAATGCCTTAAACATATCTACGATCTTATTGCAGATGTCATGATAAGGATGCGTAGGATCTTGTCTTACTTTCCAAAGGCCCATCTTTGTGTAAAATTCAAACTCATGCTTTCTTAACCAGTGATGTAAGAAATAATCTATCGTTGGTACAAATCTATCTCTGATAGATACGATCTTACCAGATCCAGTAGCCACCTCTTTAGTACCACTCATGCAATCATCACAATATGCATAGGCTAGATCCATTAGCTTCTCTTCATCTATATCCTTAAACTTTCTTGTTACATGTTCTCTTGCTTCCATATCTTTAAATTTTTTGATCCGTTTCTATAAGCAGTAATATCATCCACATGCATCTGCCAGTACTTATTCACCAGCTCGCCTTTATCCCAGCCATATTCATCACCATTTGCATGCGATCCGATATGCTCTGCTTTACAATCTATTACATAGTATGTATAAAATCCAGCTAGGTTAGCACGCTCACAATAGTCCAGGTCTATTGGCCCATAAGGGAACATCTGCTCATTGAATATACCAATCTTATCTACCACCTTCATAGATAGTAGCCAGTTTGATATGATATGCTCGCACTGGGCAGTATATCTTACATTGTCTAAGCTGCTTGCTACGATCCCAGCAAATGGGTAGCTTTTTAATGCTTCTACCTTTTTAGCTAGCCAGTTCTCTGGCTCTTTGATGTCATTTGCTAGATAGGCTATCGCATCATACTCATCTGCACCAGCTATATCTATAGCTTCATTTAATGCATTAGCTATGCCTTCTCTATTGATCAGCACATAGTCTGCCACATAACCAGCGCTCTTAATATTTTGCTCTAATATATCTAGAGGCCTATTGCCATATACCAGACATGCTATTAGTACTTTCATTTTACCTCATTTGGGCCTAGCCACTTTGCTGGATTGCCAGCATATTTTTGGTAAGGCTTAGTTATTAATTTTTTAGTTACCACTGCACCCATACCGATCATACATCCTGGCGCTATCTCCATCTTTTGATGGATCACTGCATTTAATCCTACATTGCATTTATTATGCACTATCGTATGCCCTCCGATCTTTGCTCCACATGATAGCACCACATTTGGACCTATAAAACAATCATGGCCCACATGCGCATGCTTTAACATCCATACATCATTACTAATGTAGGTAGGTGATGTAGTGCCAGCATCTATGGTCACATGACCAGTGATCACACATCCATCATTGATCACTACTGATCCTAGTGGCTTATCCCAGAAAGCCTTATGCTCTGCTGGTGCGCCTATGATGCAGTAAGGCCCAATGTATATATTATCTCCAATCAATTTAACATTGTCGTAAATAATCGCAGTCGGATGTATATAATTCATAGCGCTATTTGATCTTTAAATGTTTTATAGACATTCACTAAGAATGTACCCACGCATGCGCCACATCTGTTATTATAAGTATAGATAGGATCTACCAGCTTATAAACTTCAAGCAGCTCATTCTGGATCTCATGTGTAAATCCTACCAGCTCACCGCTCTTAATAAATAGATCATAAAAATGCTTATGCTTTAATAAGGTCTGCATATGCTTCTCTTCTAAGTTTACTGATATGCTCATAGTTGTACTTTGTTTTGGCCCAGTTGTAAAGATCATTACCCATCTTGATCCTTTCCTCTGGATTGTTAATTAAATATGTTAAATGTTTGTACCAATCTTTTTGGCTCTCTACCCATAGCACTGGTGCATCTGCATCCATACTATATGGCTCTACCTTACTCACTATGCATGGTATTCTTTTACTTGCTGCCTCTAATATCTTTAAATTGCTTTTGCATGCATGCCAGTCACTTTCTTGCAAAGGTATTAGCATTATGTCTGCCTCTTCAAAATGGCTCATGTATGCATTTGGCAAAGTACTTGCAAGCTTCTTATTTGGTAGTCTGCCACCATCTGTGAATAAGCTCCATAGCTGATCCCAGTACTGCTTACTCACTGGATCACTATCTGTATAGCCACCTAGCACCATCTCTATATTATCAAAGTGATGCAGCCTCTTTACTGGACCTTTCAATAGCTTGATGTCATCCATATGCGTAGATCCACCAGCCCAGAATAGTCTCACCTTATCACTAGGCTTCTTATCCTCTGTGTACTGGTGCTGGCCCAATGGTATGCAGTTAGGTAGTATTACCACCTTATCATGATACTGCCTAAGCTTTTGCGCCAGCCTTTCATTAGTGCATGTCACCAGATCAGCATACTTAATGTTATTGATCACTCGCTCTCTTTGAGGTGCGTAGAATTTATGTAATGGATGATTATAGGGTAGATCCCAGTCATCATCCATATCCATCACTATTTTAAAATGCTTCTTTGTCTCATCCCAGTTTTGATCAAATGGAGAGAATCTGTTATACAATAGTATATCAAATTGCCTTTCTTGTAGGATCTCTTCTGTAGGTACATTACATACATGGTTATATGAATCTGGTAAGAATGCTAATGGTAATAGCACTCTATGCCATCCACATCCGCTCACCTTCTGGCTAATGCCCAGTACTTGTATTGTGTTATTTTCCCTGGCCACGATATGCTTTTGGTTTTGGTGTGTGTTTGTTATAACTCTTTTTTGGTGATCCACATTTGCGCTTGCCAAATGTTTGCTTTTTTGAATCATTGCCTTTTGCCTTTGCCATATATTATATTTTATTTAGTCCATCCATTTGCCATGCTTTCTAAGATGCCAGAATCTATGCTTTAGCACTTCTATAATTAACTGCCAGAAAGTATCAGCATAGTACTCTCCCTCTTTTACTACAAGTTTAAAATTATATTGTTTCATATTATTTAATTTTTTGTCCTAAAAATCCAGCGCCAAATATGATCGCCACAAACTGGCTCACCTCAAATGGCAAGAAATAAAACACCACTGACATCCACACGCTTAAACATGTCACACAATCAAATGGCTTTATCCTTTGCTCAAATGGGATGTGCCATACCTTTTTTATAAAGTAAATTATTTTGGCCACATTCACAAAGTAATAAGCAAAAAAGAATCCAGCTAATGCTATTGTTATCATCTTACAAAGTTTTAGTTATACAAATATGTTTTAATTCTGCTCTAGTCTTTCTGATAATATCTTTTACATGCTTCTCTGGTATATTATAGAACTCAGCTACTTTCTTGCATGATCTTACCTCCACATACTTAGTAAATAATATAGCCTCATGTGCATGCATCTCATCCTCAGCATGCTTATCATGTAATCTCTGGCTTGCTATGGTAGCAAATTTAGGATTTAATTCTGGTAATTTAGTTTGACATCTTAAATATTCTATAGCCTTATCATAATCAGACTGCCTAAATTTTTTATAGAATCTGCTGGTAGAACTAAATGCCATATTAGTAATAATCTTAATAGAAAAACCAATCAAGCCATTAGAATCATAAATAGATTTGATCTTATCACAATCCATATTAAGTAGCGCTAATGCCATCTCTTGCTTTAGATCATCTTGAAGATCCAAAGGATGCACAGACTTAATCAGCCTACAGATTTCTGGGTGATTATAGATAAATTCTATCATCTCATTGCATGTACTCGGTTTATTTTTTTCTATCTTATTCATTATCAATCATTTAACCTATATTTTGTACTAATGTACTCACTTAACCCTAAAAAAATTGAACTAATAAAAACTTTATCTCTTAAAAAAATGAGGACCAACAAAAAATCTACTTAAATTAAGTACACCAAGTACAGACTTTATAACTAATTGATTTTCATTTAGTTTGGATGTACTCGGTTTGTACTCAATGTACTCGGTTTTTAGGCTTAATAATGAATTTTTGGCCAAAGTACTCAAAAATCCCTCCGTTTGGATTTTTACTTAGCCATTTCTCAAAAGCTGCCATCGGATCTAGATAAGATTTTAAACTCATGTTTGTTATTATTTTGTCTGTTTCTTCTTGTTTCCATTTTATCTCCTAATATGTCTGCTGCCACAGATAGGCCCTTCTTAAACCTTACTTGGCTATAATCCTTTTTATCAAGATCATTGATATTAAGAAAGCTGGTGTACTCTGCTCCAAACTCTCTCCACTGATCTCTCACCAGGTCATCATAGTAAGCTAAGAAATCCTCTCCAAAGTTAAGCTTTATATTCTTACGATTAATAGTAAATGTATTCTCAAGCTGGGGAATACCATTATCAAGATAAATTTGCACGCATTCTACCATAAAATTGTAAAAACGATTCCACTCATCACGATCCCAGTCATTGAATAAAGCATTACCAAAAAAGTCCAGAGGTGTATTCTTATGATTAAAGAATGAGCTAAATTCTATGATGCGTACTCTTCGCTTACCATGCCCACCGCTATAGTTAATAGTGTAGTTAGTAGTAAATCCAAACTTAGGCGCATCATTATAGTTTATATATATCTCATCCTTATTCTTTTTTTCAATGGTGACACCTTCTGTAATCTTAGAATAGAATCCCTCAAAATCTACATTTTTACGGCAATCCTCAATCACTATAAGCTGAGTAGATAATTCCACACGCTGGAAAGCAAAAGACTTATCTAGCTTAAAGTTTTTACCATCTATAGACACCAGGTTAATCATCTTACCGATAGCCTTAAAGAAAATACCCTTACCAGCTCCACCACCTTCTGCTTCATTCTCAGTCTCTTCTGCCAGGATCACTGCGTAGGACTTTGTCGGATCTTTATAGGTGTGCAGTAGATAGCCAATTAAAGCAATACAATAAGCCACACGATCTGGATCATCATTAGATACCTTCTCAATAAACTTAGTGTACTGGACATAATTAAAATCTATATCATTCTCAATGTCTATATTAAAGTCTATGACTTGATCTTTCCAGACATGCGCTCCAATCTCTCCATACTTTAAAAGCTCCTTTTTATTTTTAGTGATCTTTACCACACCATTTTTAAATGGGTAGTAGGCAGCTTGCTTAGTATGCTTTAAAAGATTTAATTTAATGTTAGGCATAAACTCAAACAGAGACTTATTAAAGTAAGCATCTGCGCCTTTGTATATAATCTCTCTAAGCCTACCTGGTGTGATGCCATCAAACTGGCTAGGCAGTCCATCAATATAATTATTAATAAACTTTTTAATTTGCTCTGTGTTAGTCTCAGAGACAAATCCATCCTCTATCTTCACTAGCTTATAGTTCAGCTTATTATCATAGTAGTAGATATAAAAGCCACCATAATCTGATAGGAACGATAGGAACTTATTACGCTCTATGGTAATGATACCTTTATCATTCACATTCCAAAATGCTAGGATCTTCTCAGACTTATCATTCTCTAATTCATTGACTATCTCCTCAGCTTTATCAATATCTATATTATGCCTGGATGCAATATGTACGGCAATATTTCTGGCATCTAGGCCTTCATCCTTTTTTTTTATGTAGTCACGCTTTATATTTGCTGATACTCTGGTGCGCTGCTCACCATAGCCATCCTTAATTAATTGCTTTGCAGCTTCGCTAAAGTTATTATTATGCTCAAGTAGTGCATAGATAGCAAATGGCTTATATCCTTTATTAGTCTCAAATTCTGTGGAGGTGCTAAATACTTTAAATAGGCCCAGGCCTCTGTGGTAGTCTGCTGAGATATGGCTATCAGTTTTACCTGGTCTCTTTAGGAAATCACGCTCGCCTCTGGTCTCTATCCAGGTCCAGCCATGATTCTCTAAAAGCTTTACCACATCACATTTAGCATTATAATCATCCCAGGGTGTAAGATTAAATGTATCACTATCATTCACTACTTGAGTAGTACGCACTTCTTTGATCACTTCATTAAATGATCTGCAAATAGATAGGATAGATTCTCTTTGCTCTATGGTGATTACATTGATCTCAAACTCTTTCTCTTTAGTGTACCCATCACTAGGAGGCGCTAGCACATAGCCACCCTCACCTCTGGTCTCAATGAGTACGATCTCTTTTGCATGTGGTGTCTCTTTAAGCTCCTCTTTTGTAGCATGGCGCATGGCTAGCTTTTGATTGCCTTCTACTACCTCGCATCTATAGTACAGATGGTAACCACCAGACTTAGTGCGTACAATATAAAGCAAAGGCAATAGATCAGATAAAGCATCTTGTAGCCTGGTCCATAAATTACCAGACACATCATATTTTAAATCTACATCTATGATCTCCAATCCACCAGAGACTGCGCCACCAATGATGGCTATATTCTTGCAGCGCTCATTTGTGAACTGGTGCTTTAGTGTGGCATCATCCATTATATTAGTTTGATACTCAGTCCAGGGAAATATGGCCCTCTTATTATCTCCGATAGGAATAACGGAAAAATTCTTGTTGGTGTAAAATTTAGCAGCTTTTAGCATATATCTTGTATTTTATAAATTGTGCGCACTTCAAATCCATGCTCTTGTAATTGTTCATGTCTATACTTTTGCAGTTCAGATAGCTTTCCTTTCTCAGTCTTGCACTCTATAAAAAATGTCTTACCATCTTTGAGTAGCATAAGGTCTGGCATTCCGTTTTTATTGCATTGTATGATCTTGACTACAAGATAGCCTTTCAATTCAAAATGCTTAATGGCTTTACTTTGTATTATACTCTCTCTCAATTTCTTTTAGTTTTGGTTTCACTTCTTTTACAAACTTACCTTTGATCATAATAAAGATAGGCTTTTTCTTTTCTTTGTCTGGTAATGGCTTACGGCCTCTGGTTTCTTTTTTCATTTTTTATTTTATTTGTTTTGGTTATAAGTTTCGTTGTAGTATTCTTCTGCATAATCAAAAGGTGGTATCTGTTGACCAAAATTGTAAGCATTCATTATCTGCTCTTTTTCTTTTTCAAGTGCTTTATTAAAATTCTCTTGATAAATATCCATTTTAAAATAAGGGACTGCCTCTTTTATTTCATCAATTAATTCTTGCATTGCTGTTTTCATATATTTATTATTTGCTACAAATATAATTTATAAAAACTTTAAAAAAAATTTTTTTTTATTAAATAAATAATCTTACATTTGTTCTCGTAGTATAAAACAAACTACATTTTTAATTATGGCTTTAACAAAATCAGTAGGTACAAACACTATTTACCTATCAGTTGCAGATGGCAACCTAGTCCGCCAGCACAAAGAAGCAAACCAGTACACCACACAAAGGATCACAAAGACTGGCAAAGTGGTGAATGAGGAATTTTTTAAGGATCTAACTGCTACCATTAAAAGCATCTCTACAAGAGAGAATGATTATGGTAAGCAATGGCAGATCACTTTTGAGGATGGAGATTCTACATATGTTATTAGCTTAGGCTATAGCAGTAGATACGCTGCATCATTCTTAAAGGCTTTGCCAAATCTTAATTTATCTAAGCCAGTAAGATTCATGCCATGGGCCATGAAAGATAAAAATGATCCTACTAAGACTATAACTGGTGTAACATTGTACCAGGATGGAAATAAGATCGCACCTTACTACACAAAAGAAGATCCTAATGGATTACCTCAAATGCAAAAGATTAAGGTGAAAGGTAAGGAGCAGTGGGATGATTCAGATATGATGGCATTCCTAGAAAATATGGCTTTAAACATTTTCACATCTTTAACCGCTATGGAATTAGAAGATGATGAAGATGATACTGCACCTTTTTAGTTTGGTGGTAAATGAAGCACCAGTTAGCCTTCTGGACAAAAAGGCGCTTTTTTACACCAAAAAATATTTAACATGCCAAATAATTATAGAATAGAAAGAGACACAAATCTAGCAGATGATTTTGTACGCTACTTTTTGTATGTAGATGATAGATTCATCACTGGATCTGATACATTAGAAGAAATAGAGCGCATTGCTCATCTTGTATGGCTTAATGATGGTAGCCTACATGTCAAAGAAACTATTAAAGAATATACTAAATAAAAAACTATGTTAGTAAAAACACACCCTAATCAATTAACATTTGTAGATGGCAGATTCTACACAGATGACAATGGCCAGCACTATCCTAGTGCTACCACAATTTTAGAGGCTTATCCTAAGCCTTACCAATTAATGCAATGGATGAAAGAGGTAGGCAGCAAAGCAGATGAGATCAGAGATGCTGCTGGTAGAAGAGGATCAAATGTTCACCAGCTTACAGAGGATTATGATAATGGATTAGAATGTAATCTATTAGATGATAATGGCAAGCCTAAGTATAGCCTAGAGGAATGGAATATGTTTGAGCGCTATGTGGATTTTAGCAAGATGTATAAGCCAGAGCATTTATTAATAGAGCAAACCTTTGTTAATGGATCATTAGGCTTTGCTGGTACTCTGGATCGTATTTGTACGATAGATGGTAAAAGCTATGTGCTTGACATCAAGACCAGTAATGGCATATATAATAGCTACTGGCTGCAATTAGCGGCATATGAGATGTTATACATGAATGCCTTTACCAGCTTAGATGTAGCTCAAAAATTAAATTTACCAGCTACTATTGATGGTGTAGCTATCTTATGGCTTAATGCTAAGACCAGGACCTATGGCAAAAATGGAGCTATTCAAGGGCCAGGCTGGCAGATGGTGACCAGAGAGGATAGATCAAAAGACTGGGATTTATTCCAATCTGTGCAAAAGTTATGGTTAGCTGAGCATGAAGATGATAAGCCTAGAGAATTTAGTTATCAATTATCTCATAAAAAGTAGTAATTTTATCCCATGGCTACCAAAAGAAAACGATTATATTTTGACATAGAGACTAGTCCGAATATTGGATTCTTTTGGCAGTCTGGGTATAAATTAAATATTGGCTATCAAAACATCTTAAAAGAAAGAGCGATCATTTGCATTTGCTATAAATGGGAGGGAGAGAAAGATGTGCAAGCATTGACCTGGGATAAAAAGCAAAGTGATAAAAAGATGCTGCAAGATTTTATAAAGATAGTAGATAGCGCAGATGAGCTGGTAGGGCATAATGGTGATAAATTTGATCTTGCCTGGATTCGCACTAGATGTTTATTTCATGGCATTCAAATGTTTCCTAACTATACTACCATAGATACTTTAAAAGTAGCTAGATCAAAATTTAAATTTAATAGCAATAGGCTAAATTATATAGCAGACTTTTTAGGCATTGGCCAGAAGATCAAAACAGATTTTGATCTCTGGAAAGATATAGCCTTAAAGAATGACATGAAGGCGCTAGATAAAATGGTTAAGTATTGCAAAATGGATGTAGTGTTATTACAAAAAGTACATGAGCATTTGAGTACACACATACCAGCTAAAACCCACTATGGTGTGGTGTTTGGTGAGGATAGAGGTACATGTGCTAATTGTGGATCAGATGATTTGATAAAGCATTCTAATAGAGTATTAGCATCTGGATCAAAAAAGATAGTTTATAAGTGCAAGACTTGTAGTCACTATACTACTAAAAATGATAAATGATGAAGGCAGAAGATGTGCAGATAGGTGGTGATCATTACAAGATATATAAGATCCAGCCTACAGAATTTATACATAGCAATAGCATACCTTTTATAGAGGGCAATGTTATTAAGTATGTGATGAGGCATAAACATAAAAACGGCATAGAAGATTTAAAAAAGGCAAGACATTATATAGACTTATTAATTCAATATGAGTATGAAGATCCCAAAAAATTTTAACAAAATGAAAGCTACAGAGCAAGAGGCATGGTTAGTGAAAAAGTACACTGAGGTGGTGCAATTAGAGCAGCATATAAAAAAACTTTTGGCAATGGTGAGAGGTGGTCAAGCTATATTTTTCCCAGATAATATAGATAGGCCAGATGAGGCTATATTAAAAGATGCTTAAAATTAAGATCATATATCGGAAGCTGGGCAGAGAGAAGGCCCATGGCATGGCATCCAGTGATGGCATAGTGGAGCTTGATGAGCGCCTAAAAGGAAAGAAGCATCTAGAGATTCTGATCCATGAGGTGTTACATTTATTATATCCCAGAAACTCAGAAGAGACTATAGTGCGTAATTCTGTGACATTAACCAGGATTCTCTGGAAAGAAGGCTATAGGAGAATAGATCAAAAAGAAGATGAGCCATTACAAGATGGCCAGATATAATACTGCATTACCTCTGAGCAGTTTAATATGATGAGGTCATGGCTGGGAATAAATTATCAAATAGGGGTGTTTGGTTATGTTTAAACGATCCCAGCCATTTTTTACATTAAATTTTACCAATGCAATTAAGAGATTATCAAGTAGATATTGCTGATCAAGCTATAGCTATACTTAAAGAATTTGGCCTGGTGTATCTAGCCATGCAAGTGCGTACTGGTAAGACTATTACCAGCTTGCATATTGCTAGCTTATATGGTGCAAAGAAAGTATTATTTGTTACTAAGAAAAAGGCCATTAGCAGCATCCAGGATGATTATGATAATAGTAACTGCTTGTATGATATTGATATAATTAACTTTGAGCAAGTACATAAAGTAATACAAAGCTATGATGTGATCATAGTAGATGAGGCACACTCTTTAGGGCAATACCCTATACCATCTGAGCGCACAAAAGCTTTAAAAGTTATATGCGAAGGCAAGCCAATTATTTATTTATCTGGCACACCTAGTCCAGAATCTTATGCGCAGATGTACCACCAGTTTTGGATCAGCAGCTATAGTCCTTTTAATGGATATGCTAACTTTTACAAGTGGCATAAAGAGTATGGCATCCCAGCTAAAAAATATGTATTTAATAGGGAGCTTGCAGATTATAGCAAAGTAAAGCAAGAGAGGATCAGTACAGAAATATCACATCTTATGCTCACTTATACTCAAGAGGAGGCAGGCTTTGAAAGCCTGGTGCATGAGGTGATCTTATATGTGCCTATGTCTGATCGCATTAAATGGGCAATAGATAGGATTAGAAAGGATAAGTTATTTAGGACTAAAGATGGCCAGTTAATACTAGCAGATACGGCAGTAAAAGAGATGCAGAAAATCCACCAGATATGCTCTGGATCAGTCAAGACTGAGGATGGCAATGCAGTGATATTTGATGATACTAAGGCTAATTTTATCAAAGAGCGCTTTAAGGGCCAAAAGATAGCCATATTTTACAAGTACATAGCAGAAGGTATGCAGCTTAGGGTAACCTTTGCTGGGCGCATTATAGAAGATCCTATGGCTTTTAATGAGGCATTTGGTGATGCAGTATTTATTTCCCAGATTCAATCTGGCAGAGAGGGCATTAATTTAAGCTCAGCAGATGCGCTAGTGATGTATAATATTGATTTTTCAGCAGTTAGCTACTGGCAGTCCAGGGCCAGAATGCAGACAAAGGATCGCACAGAGGCATCTAATGTGTACTGGATATTCACCCAGGGAGGCATAGAGGAGCGTATTTTCGGCATGGTCCAGAATAAAAAAGATTACACTTTAAGCCATTTTAAAAAATATATTTAAAAAAATTTTTTTTAATTAAATTAAAATACCTTAGCTTTGATTTATCAATGCGTTTAGGAAGGTATCGCCTATGGAACAATCTTCATACTTTTTAATTTTTAATTTTTAATTATGAACACGCTGAAAACACCACAACAAAAAGCAAATGAGCGCTACCGCTCAGAAAGTATTAATCCGCTATATGCTGGCATTATCCTGGCAGTAGCTTTTATCTTAACTGCTATAATTGAAAACCTATGATAAAGACTATATTAACCTTTATAAAGTTTTTTATAATAGCAGTGCCACTGGCATGCTTCTTATATGTAACATTATTTTTAATCGCAAAAATGAAAGAATATGGCAAATCATAAAGCATGGGTAGATTTACCCATAGTACATAAAATAGCATTAGTAGGTAAGATCACACACCTTTTACAGAATCAATACCCTTATTACTTAGAGATGCTGGATATGATCAGCAAAGCAGAGGATGATGGAATTTTTAGTGATGTAGTAATAAATAATACAGATGAGCAGATTTAAAGATGTACTTAAATATATCCAGCTTTACACTGGATGCAATGATCACGCATTAAAAAGAATTGATGTGATGCTGCAAGAGAAGATCAAAGCAGTGCCAGATAAAATAGTAGAGGTAAGGTATGTGGAGAAATTCTCTAGGAAGGGAATAGATCCAAATTTAACTCTTGCTGATTTTACTGAGCAATATTGTGTAGCAAATAACACTAGCTATAAAATGCTTTGTGATAGATCCAGGAAAACTGAGATAGTAATAAATAGGAATAGATTTGTAACATCTGCCTATAAAGAAGGCTACTCTGCCAGTGAGCTGGGTAGATATTTAGGATTTTGTCATGCTAGCATATTGCATGCATTGCATGAATCTAAGAAAAAGTAGAATAGGTAGTCTTACCATTCACCTTAGTAGCCTTTAGGATTTGATTTCTTAAAGGCTTCTTTGTTGTATAGCTTACATGTACCCAGTCTGGATTAGTAGCATTCCCAAATTCGTAAATAAGCTGATCAAATTTTAAGTTATCCTTAATGTAATCAAATACCATTTTATTAGTTACACCATTGCTAGAATTATCCATATCAATGTCTATAGCCTCACCTTTGCTATGCTGAGAAGTAGGAGATGCACCTGGTGTCACTGCATTAAGAGCCTCTGATCTGTAGCCAGATGAGATATGAATAGGCACTCTAAAGTGATTACGGATCTTCTCAAATACATTTTCTGCTAATGCTTTAAAGTTTTCTATATGCTCTGGTGTAGGCATATTACTAATACCATGTCTTTTAGCAGATTCACTTCTAGTAACCTCAGCTAGATCAAGATGCTCAGATAATTTCATATTAGATCATTTTAGAGAAAAAATAAATGATTAAAGATCCCCATAATATGGCAGCTCCTATCAATACTCTTTTTTCGTAATTAGTCATTTTTTTTAAAAATTTTTTCTACAGATGTAAGGCCCAAAGTTCCAAATGCTAACATGGCTACTGCCTCTACTAAAATAGGAGATGGTGCAGTATGCTCATCACTAAACTGATTATGGTACATAGTAGCACATAATGCAATAGTACAAAGAAGGCCACAAAGGCGCTTCATGCTTAATCTACCATTATCTTCTGTAAAAAATTGCTTCATATTAATGCAGTTGGCTAAATTGAAAAATGATGATAAAGATTAACATGAGCTTGCTGGCTGCATGGATCTTATCTAGCTTCTTTTGGTTTTCCTCAAAGCTTTCATATATACGCTTATTTTCTTTGTATTTCCATTTCCAGCTATAAAAGCTATCTTTTGTAATAGAAAATGTAGTGAATATACTATCATATATATATTTATTTCTATTTAGGGAATCTTGTAAAGTAGATATTTTAGCACTCATATTACTAAAAACGCTATTAATTGTATCCATCTGCTGCACTCTCATTATCAGTACACTATCACCCTTATAATATCTTTTAATGGGATATTGGCAAAAGCTTGACTGGTACAATAGAATCACTGCTAGCGCTATCAAGCTTAGCTTTAGTCTCATTCAATTCAATTTTTAAAGATTGTATAGTATTCACTGCCTCTTTTACCAGTCTAGTCTCAGCCTGGGCAGCCTTTTTTTGTATTAATAATGATCTCTCTGTAGTAGCTTTTGTCTGTTGTAATAACTGCTCTAACTCATAATCTTTTGCTAGATCCTCACTAGGCTGCTGCGCAGTTAGTGTGCATCCAGATAGTAATATGATCCATAAAATCCTCATTATTTTAAAGATTTAATAGCGCCTAATTGCTCTAATGTAGATAGCTTAGTAGATGATACTGCGCTGATACTATCAGATTTTCTTAAAGCATCACTCACTATATCCACTCTATGCTCAAGCTTTTCTATCCTTAAATCTTGGCCTTTAGCTTGATTCTGAAAAGTAGAGCGCACATCCACATATAAAGCAGATATGCCTACAAGTACGATAAATAGCGTAGCTACTATCGGATTCTTTGCAAATGTTTTAAAATCAATTGGTAATGCCATCTTAAAAAATCTTTTTATAGTAATTAAATCCTATGCCTCTATTTGAATAAGATATGCCTATAAAATCGCTTTTTTTGGTTTTTATACTCAATCCTACACCTATAGTATTTAAGCCTCCGTATGCGCCTAAAAATAGCTCATTCTTTGGTTTGTATGGTATTCTTAGTTCTCTAGTCTCTTTGATGATCTTATGTGTGATATTAGCATGTACTGATCTGCCAAAGATGGCATTTTTGCTGATAGTATCAGTAATGGCTATAGATCCATCTTGAATCTTGATGGTGTCTTTGTAGATATTCTTAGCAAAGTAATCCTTTAGAATAGCCATAGTATCTACTAGTGTAGATAAGGCTATAGTATCATAGATGGTAGTATCTTTTAAGATTTTCTTACCTGGTCTATATACTATAGAATCATGAGATACTTCTAAGGTATCTATTGTAGTAATAATAATAGGCTCATCCTTTCTGTACTTAGACTTATCAAATACAAAAAATATAGCTATGCAGATCAATAATGTATATACTATTGATCTCATTTTTTAATCTTTTTTGTGGCTTTGTAATAGTAGCGGATTGCCATAATTCCAGATACAATAGCAACCAGTCCAGCTAGTAAAGTTACTATAGGCTGTATAGTGGTAATAGATACTATTGCACTTAATACGCTTAATCCAGCTCCAAAATCTGCCTGGCTGCTATTGTGTGTCATGGTTTAATCTTCTTTTTTTAGATCCATTACTGGTGTCTCAATTTGAGGACCAGGATTCTGTTCTTGTTGTAACTTACCAAAAAACTCTAATAATGGCAAGCCAATCTCTGTAGGGATCTTGTTAATAAATGCTTTTAAATCTTGCAAATTTTGCTCTGATAATGTGATCATAATATATTATTTTTTACAAATTTATGATTTATTCTCTAATGCTGATACTTTAGCAGAAAGTTCTTGTATTGCCTTAACTAATATTGCAGTAATACCCTGATAATCTACAGACTTCCATTGCCCTTCATTAACTAAAGCTGGAATTATCTCCTCAACCTCTTGAGCAATAAATCCATTAACCTCATTAGTTGATTCTTTCCAGTTAAATTTACGAGGTTTTAAATTTAATATTTCATTTAATCCATAAGATATATTTTCAATATTATCTTTTAATCTTGCATCTGATTCAGCTACATAGTTTTTAACATATACAGAGCCAGAGTTAGATGCTGGTCTAATATACCAATCTCCATATGTACCATAATGTAAATGTGACGCATTACCTCCTTTACTTGGATTCCTAAATTGAGCAGTTCCACTTGTTGTATTATTTCCATGCACATGCAATGCTACCTCATCTGTATCAGTATTATTTATACAAACACTACCATTATCTCTAATGCGCATTCTTTCTGTGCCATTAGTCATAAAAATAGTTGGTGCATTTTCCTCTTGAGCTATATAAAAATTATCATCATTTGACCCTCCATATCCAACAAATGCTTTTCTTACACCACTTGAACGATAAAACGACATATAACCATCACCAATAGTATCAGCGCAAGTAAGCCTTAAAGTTTCACTTGTACCAGATGGAGTATATATTTTAAAAGCACTTGTAGTACTAACATTAAATCTTTCAACAAGAGATGCATTATTATTAGCAGTACCACTTGTTACACCATAATAAACTAAAGAGCCACCTTCAATCCCAAATAATCCAGCAGCACCATTAATAGTATATTTATAATTACCATCTGATCCTACATATAAATTGCCACCCCAGTAACTACTTGCACTTGATCCATCTTGTAATAAAGACATTGATACTCCTATCTGTAATGCTTTATATGAACTATTCCAAATATTAGGATTTATACCAATTCCTACATTACCAGTAGATGTGATAGTTAATCTATCTATTTGACTTGTTGCAAATGCTAAACTTGTATATGAGCCAGTACTACCATAAGTTGATGCTATTCTACCTATTGTACCAGTA